AGAGTCAGTTGCGCTAGTAATGTCAACAATCGTTGGAACAGAACTTATTGAATCAAAATACGATTCTGATAACTTAATTGTGTCCTTATCAACAATTACCGCATAATAAATTTGGTTATTAACCAATCCACCCGCTGCGCTGGATGCGGTATAAATCAGAGATTGTCCTAACTTATATCCATGACCACTAATAGTAATTTCATTTGAAGTTACATTTATATCAGATGCATCAACATCTTTTTTATCAATAATAATTCTTTGATTATAATCATTATATGAAACAGTAAAAGATTGAGTTGTTGAAGGTCTGACATCAACATATACATTATCTAATACTGTAAGACCATGAGTTGATGCTGTAGATACAGTAACCGTATTCTTAAACGCAGATACAGAGACTACATTAGGATAATTAGTTACAAAACTATGGTTTGAACCCTGACCATAACCTGTGAAGAACAAAAGTCCTTGGTGTGCGTTAGTTGAACCAATTCCAGCAAATGTTCCTGTAGAGTTGAGACCAACTCTAACTGTAGAAACACCAATCTGATCTTCGCCAATTTTGGCAACAAATAATTTTTGTTGGTCAGCAAGAGCAAAAGTTGATACACCAGCAGTAGAAACTCCAATAGCCTCATCTTGACTGTTGAGTTTGTAGATTANCTCATCGCCTGTTTTAAGACCGTGGCTTGGCAGGTATAGCGTCTGTGTTGGGAGGAAGACGTTGGTTACACCAGATCCAGGGTTGACGAAGGTAATAGTAGTTCCAATGCCAACTCCAGCACTCATGCCAAGTGCTAAGGTATTCTGTGGTTCAAAATACAGTTCCTTATTGATTACAAAGTCAAACGTGGTATTGAATCCAACATTTGCAGTGAACTTTCTAGGTTCTTCATAGAAGATAGTGGTTGCAGTGTGTGCAGCACCAGAGGTTCCAAGAACTTCTCTCAGAACTCTAATTCTAGAAGATACCTTATCAATATTCAGAACTTTTACTTTTTCGTCTTCAACTTTAAAGACATCATTCTCTTTGATGTTATCAATACCAACACCATAAATGTCAAAGTAAGTTGTTAGTCCTGTAGCACCAGTAGTTCCAACTCCTGCTCTCAAAACTAAAGTTGAAGTGGTAACACCAATATTATATCGTCCAGACAGATTAACTGCTGTTGTGCTGACTCCAGAGATAGAAACTAGTTCTTTGTTTAAAAGACCGTGTGGGGAGTCTGCATAGAATAAGTATTCTCCAGTTTTACCTGACGGCAGGACCTCAATAGAATCAATACTGGTTGTTGCACAACTGATAGTTGATACTTGCTTACCACCAACTTTGGATACTACAATCTTTGCGTTGAAACCCCTAGTATCTTCTAAAACAAGTGCGTCATTGACTTTATAGTTTGTTCCACCTGTCAAAATACCAACATTGGTAATGCCACCAGGAGAAGCAAAAGTTACTTTAGATAATTGGTTGTTGACCATCTTGAATGGTCTTTCAATATAACTGTAGGAAGAGTCAGTCTCTTCAAGGTTATAGTATTTGGTATTTCTTATCCAGTTATATTCTTCAACCATGTAATCGTCATGATTTGACGACTTGAGATAGTTTAAGTTAGAAGGTTTGGAATATAAACACTTACCAATCAAATATGGGAATTGTGGTGTTTTAAATCCCTTGAATACGCCTTGAGTTTCGGGGACTTCAGAAATTGTTGTGAAGTATGCATAAGTTCCTTTTGGAAACTCTGGAGTTATACAAAATCTTCCATTGTTCTCATCAAGAACGTCGTCACTAGCAGAAGAAATGTGCTCATAGTCTTCTACAAAAAATCCTTCTGGGAATTCTGAAGTTGGAGGTCTGCTGTCCTTTAAATCCAACTTATAACCAGACTTCATCTGGGTTACAACACCACCATTCTTTTTGAGATACCCAAAAGGTCCATAAATTGGATTTCCATCATACGCCCATCCAATAATTGGCGAGTGATTCTTAGAAGTAAGTTTTTCCACGCCATTATCAAGAGCAAGATCGGGACTATTATATAAAACTGTTCCATCCTGTGCATTTTGATATACAAGTTTTCTTAAATTTCTTGGAGCGTATATATTGACTCCTTGAAGACCGAACTGTTCATTAAGACCCACATCAAGGAAAGTGTCGTCGGTGGTAACGTTGAGAAGATTCCTTTGATATTCGTTTACAGTCCATCTTTGAATCTGAGTTCTTAAAGATGCTTCACTTCCAGGATATACCACCTCAATGGAAACATCTCCAACTTCATAACCAAATCCACCACCAATAACGTTCACAGAGGTTACTCTTCCGCCCGATATAACAGGCGTTAACACACACCCATCACCAGAATCTGAAATTACGTTCAATTTGGGAAGGGTGTTAATGTTCTTACCACCATTCTGAACAATTACCTGAACAACCTTTCCATTTGAAACGACAGGAGTTAGTTGCACATCGGATCCGACCTGAATAGTAATTTCTGGTTCTCTAACATAATTCAGAACTTCGGAAGATCCGTAACCAACACCTCTCTTCACAAGGTTGACTGCTTCAATATTTCCTCTTACAATTGGAGATACTCTTGCTTGGAAAGTTTCTGATCCAACAGAAGAAATACCAATCTTACCTACAACAGTTGCGGTAATGNCAGGATAGTTGAAATGATGTTTTCCTTCCTGTGGGTCCAGTTGGATTTGAGATCTATCCAACAAAAAGGGAGTCGTAACATCTACGTATTGCTTTGTTCTATAGAACAGTTCTCTATCAGATTCAGGTCCTGCAGCAGACAACTTAATATGATCTTCATCAAGAACAGTTACATAATATTCAGTTCCATTAGTTAAACCACCAATTGGAGTAGAATCTGCAATATAACGAATTTTTTCTCCAGAGGAATACCCGTGAGATACAATTGCAAACTCGTTTAAAGCAGTTGATAATCCAACAACAGTGGTTTTTCTATTTTGATATCCAGTTCCAGGGGACTGTATTTCAATTGATGAAACAACTCTCTTTAGATCAGTTGCTTGAAGAGTATGTCTACCTTCGCCATATCCAGTAAAAGTTACCGTATTGACNCCAGCAATAGCATCATCTATTGATTTGTGTAATTTTACATTTGTGGAACTCTGAACACTAACATAATAATATGCGCCTGTTGTTAAACCAACAATTCCAGGTTGATTATTAGATTTATAGATTACTTGCTCATGATCTCTGAACTTATGATATGTTGAGAATCCAATTGCTGATGTAGAAGCAATGGTTACAAGCCCATCAACTTCAGCGGAATTAAAATCTGCGTTATGTTCGACTAAACCAGTATTAGCAAATGCTCTAGCACCTTTTCCGTTACCACCACTAATTACAACTACAGGATCATCAAGATAGTCAAATCCTGCAAATTCAACATCGATTCTTTGGACAGATCCACTAACGATTGCGTTTGCAGTCGCACCAACTCCAGTATTATCACTAATTACTAAATTTGGTGGGTTAATGACATCATACCCACTTCCAGGGTTGTCTACACTAATTGATTCAAGTCTTCCGTAGTTAAGTCCGTCGAGTGACTTATAGTTAAGAACCTCAACACCATTCAAGAGAATGGCATTCTTAGTTCCAGGTTCAGTAACAGTTACATTTAGATCGTTATTCTGACCAGGAATTTCTCTAAACAGTTTTTGATTGTCTAAGGTCTTATCTCTATTAGCGTATAATTCGATAGTGTTGTCAGTTACTGAAATTGGTTCAGTTTCAATATAATCTTCGTCAAANAGTTGTGACTTACTCTGGGCTAANTTAATAGNAGTAGTGTCTGCAAGTCTCTTTACAAAATAAANTCCNTCTTTAGCAATACCAGTTTGAAGGGTCTCAGTAGTAATAGTATTACCATCAATATCAGTATCAGTTGTGGTAACAACCTGTGGTTTATAGTAAACTGCTTGTCCAGTGTAAAAACCGTGGTCGCCACTAGCTACAATTTTGAACGTATCAGTTTTTGCAGTTCCTGTTGGAGGAAAGGTTCCGCTAAATTTAATCTTAGAATTTTTTACCCCAAGTTCATCTCCCCAAAAATTTGGAATTGAGGAAGAAGCAACTAGAGTAGAAGTTCCTTTTTTGTATACGTTCTGAACGTTTGCCGCGACATTGGAAATATCATAATTAGTCGCTTTTCCTTTTCCAATATTCTTTCTAATTCTCAGAGAGGCAGCAGTAACGCTATCAATATTACCCTGATCGCCAATTGTAATCTGAGTGGCACTATTTACGGAATATACCTTAGAAGATCCTTTATAGTTACTACCAGTTATAGTAATAGAGTCCCCAATTCTGAAAATGTGGGGATTATCAAGAGTAACCTTATATCTGTAGTTCTGTAAGTTGATCCTTTCGATCTCTTCTACCTTATAGGTAGTTGCAGCGTTTAAAATCCAAGTATTAGCAGCAGCATCTGTCGCTGACACTCCAAGAGTCTTTACTCGGATCGTATCGCCCGTTTCGTAGTATCTGTTATTCAACTGCTGCGACATATCTGCCTTTAGACTGACATTTTTACTTATTTAGTAACCGTATCCACCGCCTCCACCGCCGCCGGATCCGCCGCCAGATGGTGCCGAAGGTGTCGATCCTCCACCGCCAGCAGAACCGCCTCCGCCTCCAGTTGAAGTGCTGGTTGAAGTGCTAGACACTGTGCTTGTAGCAGAAATGCTTGAGGAAGTGCTGTAATCCGAAGTAGAAGCAGCAGCATACTCTATTCCATAATCATTCAAACTTGCTTGTTTAGTATCGTAGATATAATCATGAGGAGTTGAGACGTGTTTCGCTCCAACCATCTTTCTACCCTTATGAATATGAAAAGGACCATAGTATGGTTTACCTTTTACCCAACCAACTTGCTCACCAACATGGTATTCGCTCAAAACATTTACAATTCTCATGGAAACAATGGTTCCATCTGGCAAATCGACCGTAGCAGTTGTGTTTACACCTACAGTCGAATTATCAGAGATTGTATTTGTAATATCTGATACTCCGTAGAACTGATTAATTGATTTTGATGTGTATGAGACGATACCAATAGTTCTATCATCATATGTTACCGTTAATTCGCCAGATTTTGGAAATCCAACTGTTGAATCAACATCAAAAGTTGTAGATGAAGTCGTGTAGTCTCCAATTATTTTGGTTTTTGGATGTGCAACAAATTCTCCATATTCTGCCCCATCAAATTGAAGGTCTCTAGCATAATTAGCATCAAAACTCAATCTATAGTAGTCAGTTGTTGCTCCACCAACGATAACTCTCTCAACATCAGTGATTGGAGCGTATGCTTTATTGATCAAATTATTGAAAGTGTTCTGATACATGGTATATCCTCTCACGTCCATAACATTCCCAGAAATGGGTTCGACAATCATATCCTTTGTAATTTTATACAAAGATTGTGATGGAGTTAATAGATTCTCTGCAGGTTTTAAAACCTCAACGTCCTCTCCATATAGTGCCTTAAAAAGAATCTTAAATGATTGATCGGTGCCTTTTGATGTATAAAAATCTTTTGCCTGTTTTACAAAAAGATTCTTATTAATTTTGTCAGATAGTGTTTTATCCTCAAGTCCAGGTAAAAACTGATGTTTTACCTTTTTAAAAAATCTTGACAGAAAATCTACACTTAAATTTTCTACCGTTGCTTCTGCTTTATGAGATGCTGATTCAGAATCTGAAAAAACAAAAGTTTCATTCTTAGGATCTTTGGCATGAGCCTGAAATCCACGAATACATCCAATAAAACTAAAATCATTTTTTTCAGTATATGTAATTATTTCATTATCAATTCTGATTAAACCATATTCGTCAGGATACCCATTTGTATTATTGACTAATATTGTAGTATCAGTTGAAGTAATATCTGATCTTAGAGATGTTGATTTTATTACATTTGCATTATTGTTTAATTTAATGTATCGATCAATATTCTGAAGTAAATCAAGAGGAGCTCCTTGAAATTCTTGAGCAAGGTAATACTGTGACAAGAACTCTCCCAACAAAGGGAATTCATCCCTGACATAATCAGGGAGTTGATTCTTTACGATAGTCTTGAAGGGAATTCTAGTTTGTGTCATTTTATGGTTTTACCAGTAAACCTCTGTTATAGTTGTAGCTTGAAGAGACCGTGTAAGATGATGCCGATGGATCAAGTCCAGAAGCGATGCTGTCAGTGATAACTTCAAAGACGCTGTTATTTACATCGAGTTGCAAATACAAATCTTGCAATCCGATTACATCATTTGACTGTGGTGTAGCAACAACCTGAATTACAGACTGACCATCAATCACTTTTTGAGTAGACTGAATATTAATTGGATTCAAAGTAATAATTCCTTTGATGTAATCAATTCTACCAACGTTTCTTCTAACAATTATTGGGTTTCTTGATGCTGGATTATCAAGAGTGAATAAGAACAATGTGCCGTTCTCTCTATTAGTATTTGGAATGTCTCCGATATAAACATTCTGAGTAATACCAGCAACTCTGAAGGCACTTGAGCGGATATTGTATCCACTCATCCTTGCAATGTGGAATTGATTACCAAACCCTATCTGATACTCTGCGAGTGTGTTAAGGGCAGCCCTAACGTCTCTCCGCATTGCTACAGAGGTGATATTAGATGTAATCGCTTCGTGACTATCATCAACAATTTTCAAAAATTTACTATATTTGAATCTAGCACCATACTTGTTCAATTCACTTGAGTCGGCATATGACTCAATGTTACTTTGAACAACTGTAGCGACTTCTGATNCTGATGGGGCTTGATTTGTATTGTAATAAATGTTNGATGTAACCTCAAGATACAAATATTTCAAATCAAGGATCTCTGGAACGATTCCAGCGACAGCATATTTCTTCAAATCTCTCTTAATATTCTCTTTGATGAGATTTGGGAGAAATTCGCCAGTTCTTGGTTTAATACTGATGAAAACCTTNCCATATTGAGGAGGAATCAACTCTTCTCCACCAAAAACAGAGATAGATTCAGTCTCTGGATAGATTTTTGCTGGAATTAGTGTCTCATAGTCATTTGCAGTCAGTGCTCTGTTCTGAGAAGCATAGATTCTGGGAGCAAACTTCTTAATTGAGTCTACTTTTTCAATAACATCACCACCAGTTGCTGCAATATCAGTTGTGATGATTGAAATACCTTGTGAAATGGGGTATGTTACTCCATTTCTTACATAAGTCATTCTTCCGTTGAAAGAAAACTGACTCAATCCATTAGCACCACCACCAGAAGTGGTCAAATAGTTAATTTCAACAACATTTCCTTCACTAAGTGCCTTACCAAAGACTCCGTCACCAAAAATAATCTCATATCTTTCGTCTTCTACCTCTTGTAAGAAGTAAACTCTTGAATCTCCATCAATATCAAAGAGACTATCCTGTTTTGCATAGACTCTTTTGCTCGTAGAACTGTTTGTTCCGACTCTAACACGAATCAGATCAGTATCTGCGCCTGGATTATTGATTAAAAATCTTTGATTTGGATTTCTTGAACTATAAGTGTAAGTTTCAGTGAGATAAGGACCTTCATGAATTGGTAAAAGGTCAAAAACTGCAATATTATTGACAACAGGGACTGTCACATCGTCCATGATGGAGAAAATATAAGAATTTCCAGCAAAAGTTCCACCTGATGTCGCGATTGGACCTTTGTTTAGAGTAATTGACGTTGGTGCTGGAGTAATTCCAGTCGTATCAACAATAAAACTGATCGTTGCAGTTGATGATTTCTTTGATCTTGGGGTATATCCAATATTTCTTGCAAGTGCAACAACATTTTCTCTCAATGTTGCACTATCAATAAAACATTCGTTCGATACCATGTTGGCATTGTAGGATGCCAGATAGGTATTGTAAGCCAGAACATCTAAAATCGTGGACAGATTAGACCCTTCAAAGTCATAGTCCGTAAAATTAGAATTATTCCTTAGATATTCTCTAAGTGTGGATTTGATCTGGGAAAAATCCAGATTTGCGTAGTTTACTAGTGCCATTTATCGAGTTGATTCTAATACAAACTCTAACCTTTGAGGTGGTATGTCAACTCCAACAATTTTATAGACAATAGTTACGTTAAATCCGTTGTTATCGAAGTCTGGATCGACAACAACGGAAGATAATGAAACTCTTGGTTCATAATTACGAATGGAGTTTTCTATTTCATCTCTAATTGTCACTGCTGTGATGTTATCAATATTCTCAAACAGTGATTTACTAACTTGTGACCCAAAATCTGGATCAAAAAACTTTTCACCAGGGGAAGTCAGTACAATGTTACGGACAGATCTTGAGATTGCCGCAGCATTCTTCATAATGACAACGTCACTTGTAAGGGGATTAGCCTTAAAAGTGGCGCTGACATCCTTAAAACCTTGACTTACCCTTTCTAAAGGCATTATTTATGATTATATAATAAGTTCTGACTTATTTATAGGGGTAAATCCTATTCGTAAAGTGGTTCAGGTTCACTCTGAGGGTCAAATAATTCTCCCTCTTGCTGCAATTTCTTCTTTTTTGGTGTCAAATCGTCATTACTGATCTCACGAAGCATCTTTTGATGCTGATCATTTGCCAAATTGTCTAAAAAATCATTCATTTTCCTGTTCCTCTTGTTCTGCAAGTTCCCAAACTCTTTTTGATTCCTCTTCTTCTGCTAATCTTTTGAGNTTTTTCTCAAATTCAACTAGTTCCTCAGGTGTTCTCTTCATTTTCCTCCTCTAAATTACGTTCTTTAGCAGTTTTCCAGAAATATTCGTCCTCACGACCCATACCAAGNCGNTCAAAACCATTCTCAACACTNTAATATTGAGTTGATACCTTGAAATCAGGCATCTTTGGATTCTCTGGAGTCAAACTATTGTCAAAGATACGCATTCTATTGTTTGGATAGAGTGCATATTGTCCATTCTCAAGTTCAATCAGGTTATGTGACTTATGTTCAGCAGGATTTTCACTGGTTGCATAGTCAATTGTATCAGGATCCTGGTGATAATTATCAATGGTACAGATGTAAGTACCTTTTTGAATCCCATGGTCCCTAGTATATAACTCATAATCCATTGAACCAATGAATTGTTTGGTTACAGATACGACGCCATAGTCCATACAATTCCAGAATTGTAGGTTAGGTAGGTTCATATCAGGTGAAGGAGTCTCAGGGTCTGATACAAAGGCACTGATAGGCAGTTTATCATACATTGCAGCATACTCTGGCAAGTATGTCTCAAAATAAAAAGCACGTCCAGGTATCGACTTACACGACACCCAAACGCCCTTTACAAATTCACCATGACCAGATTGATGGTCAGTGAGATATTCTTTTCTTACCCATACTTCAACAGAGGGTAAGTTACAAATTAATGCAGCCATA